GTACAAAGCCAAAGTCAGGTTAATGATTTCTGTTAAAAAGTTGTCCGCGAAAAATTCCAGTGAGTCGTTATAGGCATATCTGGCTCTTTCAAACACTAATTCTTTGCCTTGTTCATTGTTAAAGTCAAAGACGCCGCATGCTTTATTCAGCGCCACGCAAGACGAGGATAACAACCCTTTCAGATTGTCATCCTCTCCGCTGTGCATGATTTTCATCCGCCCTTTAAATTCGTTCAAGACTTCATAAGGAATATCCATCGCTTACACCTCTTTGTCAGGATTTGTTTTCTCCTTGCTCTTCTTGATCAGGGCAACGCCTCTTTTATTCTTTGCGCTGCTCAGCGCCTTGATTCGTTCGCTGGTTGGCGTCATTCCCTCACGCGGGTAGACGTCGCCTGCCTTGTACCCGAAATAATTATCCTCCATGTCCGCGAATGAAACGATAACTTCATAGCTCATTCTTTACGCCCCCAATCCATTTAAATCCAAGTCATATACCTGTGCAGCATAATTATCTACGGGCTGCCCGTTTCCCAGCATATCAACCGCGTACAATACGGCCCGTTTCATCGCGAATGTTTCCCTGTATTCATACACTTTTTCCGGTTGCGACTGAGTCGCTTCGTACTCTCCATCAATAAAAGCCAGCACCTTATTGGCCGGAACGTCCGTTGACTGAATAATATGGTCCATTGAAACGAAAGGTAATTTAGTGACAAATGCCCCGCTATCCACTTGTACTGTAGTCCGTGCCACAACATCATAGTAATTAACAGGATTTGTAATCAAGTATACTTTGCCTTCAATGTTGCGATACTTCTCTTCCCCTGTATCGTCTTTGCTGATTTTGCGAACGTATTTAGAAAGTCCCTTCATCATTCCAGCCATTTCGTTGATTGTCGTTTTGCTATCTGCCAGTGTCAGCGTGCCGATTGCTGCCTTGTCGGGATATACTCCGCCAACCACCGCGCCATCCATATCTTTAAGGAGACCGATTGGTTCGTTGTTGCCGGTTCCTGCAATGATCTTCTGCGCCCAGATATCGCGTACCGCTTCGGTCAGGCACAAATGTACATAGCGGTTGATCCACCGCGGCCCCAGGGTCAGGGTATCCTTGGAAATTAAAAAGAACGCTGTCAAAGCAAGCTGGGTATATTCCATTGCTCCGAATTCTGCGTCAAGCTGGCCCTCTAAGTCTTTATGCAGTGGCCCAAACACAGCTACACCTTTTCTGCGGGAGCGGATAACCTTTGTCAGCCCAACGGTTGCAGAGAATCTAACCAGTTTGAGAATTGGGTGATCTTTCTGAATGTCTTCAAAAATCCGTTCAAAAATCGTTTCCGGCCACACCGTGTTGTCATCAAAGCCCCCGGCCTTTGATACCTCGTTATAAAACTTAGTTTCCTCTGCCGTTAACACCGGAATGCCTCTGGCCTGCAATACCTGATTATCCGTTACATTTTTAAGCTCTTCATACTCACTCCGAACCTGCGCGCCGGCATCTTCTGCAATTGCCGTTACATACATTTCCAGCGCATTGTTCACTTCTTCCGGGGTTGCATCCTCTCTTGCTGAGACTCCATTGAAAAGTTCTTTTGCCTCTTTTGTTTTATTGTTCAGTTTCATCATCGTTTACTCTACCTCTTTTCTTAGTTTATTTAATAGTGATTTTTTTGAAACCTCTGCTGCTGGTTTAACTGCTGCGTAATCCGCCATCGCAAAAGCGACCGCCTCCTGAATCATCGCCCTCATGTTTTCAGTGTCCTGCTTTTGATTTTCCGCCTTCATTGCGTCAGCAAAACCGTATTTCACGGCTTCCTCTGCGGTAAAAAATTTTTCCTCTTTCATCCACCTCGCGATCTGTTCTGACGATTGTCCCGTTTTTTCCGCGTAAACACTAATAATTGACTCGTCAACTACTTCCAACTTGTTTAATGTTTTTTGGATATCTCCCTTATTTCCCCATGCATAGGTTGACGCCTCATGTATCATCAGTGTTGTGCCGGTATTCATAATGACGGTGTCGGCACCCGAAGAAATGAACGTTGCGGCACTGGCGGCAATCCCGGTAACTTCAACTGTGATTTTTGATGGGTGATTCTTCAGATAGTTGTATATTTCTATACCCTGAAACACATCGCCTCCTTCGGAATTAAGATAAATAACAATTTCGCTTGTCACTTCATCCAAAGCGCCGCGGACCAGCGCTGCGTCTATGCACTTATCATCGGACCAATACCGTTTTCTGATTAGTCCTGACAAGGTCAGCACGTGTTTCCCGTCCTTTACTTCATTGGCAAACTGATACGGGACCTTTTTTATCTTCGTCAAGTTTCCTCACCTCCCTTCTGTGTACTGTTTGCGGTGTCTAAATTTTTAGTAATCACATACACATCCCCACCCTCTCTCGGATCGTATCCCAGCTCCTCACGGATTTCGTTCACATTGAAAACACTGCTGGAAATCAGTTTGTCTATTGCCTCGGCCAAGTCGAATATATCCGGCCTGTTGGTGCCAATCACTTCTATGCGGCTGTCTTTTGAGTACGTCCGCGGGTCAAGCAGCTTTGCATTAAGTTCATCCCCGATCTTTTGAAGCAGCGGAGGCAGACAGAACTTGTTAAATGCCGTAATGTTGTCTTGCAGCTCTGCGCGGCTCCCGTGTAACAGGGCTGTTGGTATTCCCAGCGCGTCCGCAACCGTATTAATCAAGTAGTCCGGTATTTTGGTTATCTCATCCACGTTCAGATTGGATGTCCCGGTGGTATTTGAATGCTCTTTGTAGGAAAATCCTTTAAATAACGGCGCTATTGCAATGGATTTGCTTTTAAATGCCTGAAAGAGCTTATCCACATAACTTTGCAGCTCATCCCGCTTTTTTTCATTGGTCGGATCGTAGTTGCCCTCTACGTCGACCGTCCCCCTGATTTGGCTGTTCCGCTTGGCTGCTTCCCGTAAACGCCCATACAAGTCCGCATAGTCCGCAAAAAGTCCCTCTGTAAACCTCTCCAGCCTGTCATTGTTGTATTCCAGGTATAAAACCTCGTTCATCTTAAATGTCCGGGCAAAGGTGAAATCCTTTACACACACATGGGAAAAAGTATCTTCATACACTGCATACTCGTTTCTGGTCCATCCATCCGCGATAAGCAGATCATCTGAATCACTCTTAACAACAAGCACCTTATTGTCCTCAATCAGTCTATACGTAAGCGTATGCCAGAACTGCGCTGCACTCATATCGGTATTGGGGCGCACATTCAGCTTATAGTACCATTGCTGATCATCAATCTTGACCTCCAACTGGCTGACAGCGCGGGCAATAAAGTTTGCGCAGATATCAAGCGCCATACGCTTCAAATATACTTCCTGGACTTTTGCGTCAATATCGCCTGGTCCGCAGACATATACGGATTCTGTGATTCCTTTGCCGCGTTTAAATATGTCTGGAAGGCTAAATATTTTCAATCTCCATCACCTCCTAAAAGTTAATGCTGTTCATGGCTTCCAGCGCTGCGCTAAAGTCTAATTCATTAATCCTATCACTCTTGTACAGCGCTGCTATAAATGCGTGGAATCCATCTGTCTTTCTGCGTACTGGTTCTTTCTTCAGGTATGTTCGGTTTCCTCGCGGATCCTCCTTGACATAAGTGTTATTCGTATACCAACGCATCATCGGATCGTCGCCGAAAATAAAGTGTTCATGCGCAAACCCATCTTCAATAATAGGGGCAATCTTCGCCTGTACGCCTGCGGGGTTTCGGATAAACTCAGTCTCAAAGCCTTCGTCTTCCAATAACGGTTTCAGTAGATCCATCCGGAAACTGTCAGCGGCTACAAGTTCAATGTCGTATGTCTCTCTTTTGTCCACCAACCACTTTACAAGATGTCTTGGATCTATCGACGGTTCGTCCACTATTGTTGCGAGTTCTAGTTCGGCCCATTCCCGGATCGGTGCCTTTGGTTTAAAAGCATCCAGAAAACCTTTTCTCACAAAAGAGTGCTGCATCCAGACGATTTTTCCGTTTACTTTAAACAGCAGGCCCACCGAGGCAAAATCACGGATGCTTGCATAGTCAAATCCCGCTACGCAATTCCGGCCGCTCAGGTCAGGAATTGGCCGGTTCGTTGCAAGTACCTGTTCCCATGGCGCAACATCCCGCTCACCATCGCCTTCGGTAAAATTCATTCTCTTAATGACAAATTCCTGACGCCCGCTTGGGCTTTCCTCAAGGTCGAGATAATCTTCCATGACCTCCGAAAAAACTTGTTCGGCATACTCCGTTTGCTCGTTAAACATCGGATTCGCTTTTGCCCAGAAAACGGGATCCTCCATTTCGCTGATATTATCCAGTTTGCAGATAAACGGGAAATATCCGATCCGGTCAGTCTTGCCCTCCAGTATCTTGGCTGCCCGCTCCAGCTGCTTGTCATAAAATCCTTCGCGGACATACCCGTTTGTTCCGAAGTAAAATGTTCGGGGGTTTTTTACCTTCCCAAGTCCTGAACGCTGTACCTTCACAGCCTTATCCTCTTCGAACTGGTGTATCTCATCAAAAAACAGACAGCCGTCTCTTGCGCTGTCCATCGTTTTGGGGTTGTTGGTACGATATTTGAACACTGAATTCGTCTTGATCCCTGTTATAGTCGTCTTCTTTGCGTCGTAGTGTTTTTCTAATCTCTTTGTCTGGATCGTCGTGTAGGACTCATCGAATGAAACCTTTGATTGATCCTCTGAGTTTGCCGTGATGGTTACGTTGTATCCCTTGATTCCGTGCAGTTCCGAGATAAAAAAAGAACCCAGCGTTGACATCCATCCATTTTTACCGCCACCACGCCCAAGAGTGATTAGAAACTCTCTAAAAACAACCCTATTATTTCTTTTCCAGTACAAAAAAATGAAAGACGAGATGAACTTCTGATACAGGGCCAGCGGGAAGAATTGCTTCTCCGAAAACCTGATATAGTTATCGGTCATGTCAGTATCAAAATAAATATCATCCCTGGTCAGGATTGTTTTTTCAAGATACTCCACTAGTTGCAGCTGTTCTTTGTTTGCTATGTAGGTGCCGTTTTTTATGGCCCTCTTAAATTCGTCAAAGTATTTGTTGCTGATCAAACAAGATCACTTCCATCCGGC